GTCCAGCCACAAGCATGGTTTCGCCCATCGCCTGCAAGGTATTGGAATCCGGCAGCGCGATCATGCCCGGCGACCGCCCGTAATCCTCGCCCGAAGACGTATCCCAGCGCGGGACAACAAACGGGAATTCCCGATACCCGCCCTCGGAAACGGTGTGCTTCGCCTTGATCTCTATCCACATATCCGCGAACGGCATGTCCTTCGACATCAGCGCGCCCTTGCGGCCTTCATCGCGCATCGTTACCGCGTGCAGGATATCGATATGCTCGTCAAGGCCCTTGTCTGTCGCGGCCTTCTCGCGGGTTTCTTTGCTGAGATTGTCCAGTTTGAACTTCTGCACCGCCTGGCGGATGGTAAACCGGCGGCGGCGGAACAGGCCCTGCGGCTCGCCGTCCTCGCTCCAGATCACCGAGGCGTCCTTCAGGTGGACCGACTGAAACAGTAAATTGCTCTGGTCGTCCGTCTCGCCGATATACATAACCGACGTGCCAAATACGACAAGGTCGAGATCGCATTCACCGCGCGCCTGACGCCACCGCGCACGGGGATTGTCCATCAGGTCCAGCAGTGTCTCGCCAGCCTCGGCAAGCCACGTATTCGCCTCGTCGTCCGTCTCGATCGACGGATCATCGGGCCGGATATGAAACGACTGTTCGCCCTCGGGCCACTGGAAGCCTGCAATCGCATTCGCCAGCCCGCGTGCCGCCTGCATCGGCGTGCCGTCGAAGATATCTTCGGTGCGCTGCTCGCCTGCCGTGAGGGACGACGTGAAGCCTCGGCGGCGCGGCAGCATGACACGCGCGAGGTCGTCCCAGTGCTGATCCCAGACACCGCGATTGCGCCGGGCCGAGTCCCAGCGCCGGATTACGTCGTCGGCCTTTGGCATTTAGCCAAGCACCGAAGCGCCGCGACCCTGCGGACGGTTGATCGTGGGATCGCCCAGCGTGGATTCCGCCGTCGTCAGCACCGATGCAGCACGGCCCACGCGCTTGCGGCTCGCCGCCTTCAACTCATCCGACCGCGCCTTGATCGACGGGTCTTCCCGTGTTGGCAGCGGGGCGGGTTCGATAGCCCTCGGCCTGGCCGGGCTTATGATAGATTTTCCGGGGAAAAGCATGTCGTTATCCTCTATTGGGGCGGCATCGCGTCGCGGAGAAGCCCGCAGTAAAGCTGGTATGGCGTTAAAGCGAATGAACGGATGCACAGCACGGCCTTCGCCAGACCGACGCAGTTATTTGTCAGGTACGGCGCCCTTAAAGGCTTGTCCCGCTGGTATGTTTCAACGACGGTGTACCCCTGCTCCCGGTAGAATTCGGCCAGTTCGCAATCCGAGTGTGCCACGAACTCAACCACCGGAACCCCGGCCCTCCCGTCAATCAGGGTCCAGTAATATTCGGACTGGATAACCGTAAAGACGTGCTTGAAGCCGGGCTTCAGCAGCCACGCCAGCGGGTGATTGCTAGCCCCGTGGAAAACAACGAGCGCCCTCATTCACCCACGGTCACCATGATCGCCCGCATTTTTGTCAGGGCGTCCGATACCCTGCCTTCACGGGCCGTTACCATTTCTTCCCGACGCGCGACACGTTCCTCGCGACCGCTGGCGTCGTCCTCGCGGGCCTTGACCCTGTCTTCGCGAAGCTTTAACGCCGCTTCGTCCTCGATCTGGTTTTTCTTCGACGCCGCTTCGGACACCTGGAAGGCCGACACGGCGCGGGCGTGTTCGTCCTTGGCCGGCGCCAGTTCGCGGTTGGCCTTGCTCGCCTTCGACGCCTGGTCCAGAGCGGCGCGCGATAGGCTTTCCTTATCAGCGTCAAGGGCGGAACGCTCGGCCCTGATCTCGGCCTGCTGTTTGCTCAGGTCGCGAAGCAGTTTGCTGGCCTCGTCATAGACCTTTTGGTTCTGCTCGGCAGCGTCCTTGATTTCCTGGAGCGATGCCTTCTGCGCCGCGTCGTCATGCAGCATCTTCATCGCGTATTCCATCGCGGAAATGCGCGTCTGCGATGACGGGTTCGTGCTTACGGTGATGCCAACCATGTCTAAGACCTCGAAATCACGGATAGTTTATGCCCCGACTGGACATCGATATATTCCGGGTTCTCCGACCCCATCGGCATGCCGTCCGAGCCGTCGTTCGCGGCTGTAGGGTTCTCGCCCCACGTCACGAAGCAGTTCGTATCGGCGAACACACGCACACGGCGCCGCTTGTTGCCGCTGCCCGAAATGACCGCAGACGCATTAGGCGTCCCGGCAATGGTTATGGTGCCTTCCTGCGGGATCACCCAGGGCAACCTCCGCAGCCGTCTCGAATACGCGAAAATAAAGGGTTGCCATCAGTGTCTCCTCATTCCGTTAACTTCCGCCATGACCGCTTCCATTGCAGCGCGCGGGCCGATCTCTTCGATGTAGTCGTCTGCTTCCATATCCGTGAGCGTGCTACCGGGGTAGACGCGGGCATATTTCCGGCGCGTGATTTCTCTCAAGCGCTGGTGATCCGCGCGGTCCAGTTCGCCGACAAACCTGCGTGACACCATCAGGTTCGGCATGGCGCACATGACATGCGCTTCCGCCACCAGCAGCCGCACGTCAGGGCCTTGCACATGATCTGGTACTTCAGGAACCCTATCGTCGCCGGGCTTCAATTCGTAGAACGTCACCGGCCCGTGAATGACAAGGGCATCGGCACAGGCGTCCTTCATGTTCTCGCGGACCTCTGCCTCGAAGCGCATGCGGTCCTCGCGCGTTTCCCTGCCGTCAATCCAGATCGAGGCCTCGATCGTGTCGCCTATTCTCATCCGCGCCACCTCAAAGGGTTATAGCCGGTCTGCCTCGTGGGCCTGCGCGCCTGTTTCCGGTGCAGGCTGTGCGGGTCGTTCTTCAGTTCAGCACCCGCCGTCCGTTGCGCGACGTATGCCGTCAGCGTTTCCGCCGTCCAGCCGTTGCGAAGCTCCTCGGCGTTCGGTTCAATCAGGTGTTGTTTAGCGTCTACGTCTTCCCGGACCTCGTCGAGTTCATCGGCCAGCCGTTCGATAAACGGGGTAAAATCGTCGTTTTCTACCATTGGTTATGCCAGCCCGCGTTTTGCCTAACAAAACCGAAACTTTATCAACCACCGCGTGCGGCGATGCGCGCCCGGTGCGGATTATAGGAACTGTTCTGACGCGTAGGCGGCAGGTTGTCCTTCTCACGCACCCGCCTTGTCACCTTCGGGAACAACTCGGTCATGCCGTAGACCATCGCATCCGCGCGGTCCGGCGACCCGTCGCCCTCATACCCAGCAGCGGTAATCAGGCACATCTGCGCTTCCAGCTTCGGGAAAGCCCCGACGTGAGATACCTTGCCGATCGAGTAGAGCGCCGATATGGGCTCGGCACGTAAATGCTTGCCGCGCGTCGCCCTGACCTCGATCACCCGCACGGACTTGCGAACGGCGTGAATGGTATGCTTGACCATATCCCCACCCTGGTTAACCTCCGCGACAATCGCATCCGCATCATGCAGGTCAAACGCAGCAATCGCCGCTCTGGCCCATTCTTCCGGTGCGCCCTTCACCGAATAATCACCCAGCACATAGCCCCGGCCATCCTCACCAACACCGCAGACCACAATGCCCGTCTCATCCGATCGGGCCTCTGCCGATATCGCAGGGTCTACCGCAACCACGATACGCTGCATGCGCGGTGCCTCAGATCGCCGGTTGTTGTGAATCGTCACCCGGTCGAAGATCGCGCCAACGGCTGCGGGTTCGTATTCCCCAAGCCAGACATGGCCATACCTTACCGGGTTTGTCCGCTCGTCGAATTCCCGTTCGGCCTCCAGTTCCTTCGGAAGGAACGGGTTGTCCGAATAATTCGCCTGCACAACAATAGAGTTCGGCGGCGGTTCCGGGCCTCGCAGTAATGCATCCACCGGGTCGATCGCGTTGCGCGGGTTCCAGCTAAACCATAATTCACTGCCGGGCTTGCGTATCGTGGGCCGCAGCATTTCCAAACTGCGCGCCGTCATCGTCTGCGCTTCCTCGACATAGCCTACGTCGAAGCCCTCAAGCGATTTGATAGATTCCGCCGTGTGATCCTGCATACCCTGGAACAGCATCAGGCCGTTGTCCGGGGTAATGATATGATCCGACAACACCCGGAAGCCCGGCGCCTTGAACCGTTCAATCTTGTCTTCGATCAGAAGCTTGACCGATTCCTTCAGCGACTTCTGCACCTCACGAACGCAAATAATCCGGGTTCGCGGCACCATCAAGGCCCGCTCTACTGCTGACTCGGCAAAGAAGTGCGACTTGCCCGAACCTCGGCCTCCATGTGCGCCCTTGTACCGGGCGGGTTGGAGCAACCGATCGAAGACTTCAGCCGTCTGTATTTTTAGGACGGACAATGTGCCGTTCGATCTTTGATATGCCTAGTTCGCCCGATATTTTCGTGTCAGTTGACTGGTGCGGCTTGCCGTCGAGCCTGTCCCCGATCTCCTTCATTGCGGTCATGTCGCCGTCTGCCGCAGACTTCACAAGTTGAGACGCTAAAATATTGATATAGCGAACCTTTTTAACAACGCCTTTTTCGTCTTTTTGCTCGCCCAGATCATGCACGGCCTTGCGCACAGCATCAGCCCAAACCTTGTCTGATTTAGTTGCCATTAGCGCATCATCCTGCCGACGTTCCTGCTTTCCTCTTCCAAGAAAGGCATGTCAGCCCACCAGCTACACCGCATGCTGGGCGTGACGTACAAGACGGCTTGGTTCATGGCCCACCGTATCCGCGAGTCCATGAAGGAAGAACCTACCGGCCCCATGGGCGGCGAAGGCGAGTCCGTTCAAGCTGATGAAACCTATTTCGGCACACGCGACGCATTGCGCGGCAAGTCATGGGCCGAAAAGAAGGGTCACTCCAAGAAAATGTCTGTCGTTTCACTCATCAGCGGCGGCAAGGCCCGCACGTTCACCGTGAAGCGTGCCGATGCAAAGACCGTCCGCGAACTGCTCGTTACCAATGTTTCGCGCGACACCGAATTACACACCGACGAAAGCCGCCTGTATGTCCGCGTCGGTGACGAATTCGCCAAGCACCGCACCGTCATCCATGTTCGCGGCCAGTATGTCGGCCCGCATGGTGAAAGCACGAACAAGGTTGAAAATTACTTCTCAATTTTCAAGCGCGGCATGCGCGGCATTTACCAGCACTGTTCCGAAAAGCACCTGCAACGCTACATCAACGAATTCGATTTCCGTTACAACAACCGCACAATCACCGATGCGGAACGTGCCGACGTGGCGCTGGCAAACATCGCTGGCAAGCGCCTGACATATCGGCGGACTGGTCAAGGGGCGCAAGCATAAGCCGCTGACTAAGGCTCAGGTTATCGCGCGTATTAAAGCGCGACGCCGAAAGAAACCCTGAACGAAGATTCGCCCTGATCCACTCTTGGTGGTATACGGTTAAGGGCCACCCACTAGATTTTGCGGTCCGTGGGTGGCCCCTAAAACCAGCCACAGGAGATGACTATGGCCGATAACAACCCAACCGCGTCTGAAACCGATATGGCGCTAATTAGCTTTGCTCGCGTGGTCCTTGACGTTCTGTATGCGTCAAATCTTGCGAGGCCGGAAGACGTTGACCCGCTGCTTGCACTCCACGAATCGACCATGACTGATATGAAATACCCCACCGCCGCTGGAATTCTTGCAGTAATCCGTCAAATTTCGAACGATCCTGCTCGCGTTCGGCAGAGAGAAGAGCTTCGCAGGCTGATGCAGGCGCGGCCAAAGGGTACGGCGTAAGCAACAAGATTGGCGCGTCCCTAAACAGGTCGCCCGCGTCAGCAAGACTTATTGCCATCGCCTTCTTTCCTTTTTGGTTTCGGTCCGCGCTTGATGGCGGAATCAATCGCCCGGTCAAATCGTTCCCATGCGCCGGGCTCGATTTCAATATCTTCGGGCTTTTGATCTTTCTTCTTCGGAGTCTTTGCCATGACGAACCCTATAGAACGTGAGAATGAGTTTTTCCAGGCACTAGGCGCGGCCTTGGAACGATGGCAATGGGTGGAGCAATCTGCATATCTTCTTTATTCCGCCTTCATGCAAGGTGCCGACAGACACCTCATATCAGTTACCTTCCATCACATTCAAAGCTTTGATTCCAGAATATCACTGTTGCACCGATGCGCCCATTTCGCCATCAAAGACGAGACGATGACCAAGCGGTGGGACGATATCAGGAAGCGCATGACGGATCAGTGCAACTTCAGGAATCGGATTGTCCATTTCACCTACAGCGAGCACCACAAGGACGGCATCACCACGCTGATGCTCAAGCCGTCGTCATTTAATGCCGTTTACGCAATCCGCGATAAATGGAAAAATCCAGATAGCGAAATACAGATTCACGAATTGGTATCAGCACGACAAGACTTCCGAAAACTTGCGGGCGATTTAGATGTTTTTCGCAAAGACGTGATTGTCATGGCCGAAAACACGGATGAAACCAAAGAGGCCCGTTCCGAAGGGGAAAGCTCCGAGAACGGGAAATAACTCAACCCATCAAACAGCGCGCCCTCGCCAGCCGCCACCATCTCAGGGGTGATTTCGATCTCTGGCGCTGTATCTTTACTCATCTGCTTTGTCACGTATATAATTGGGTATTTAGAGAACGGCGTCACGTTCATCTAGTAAATGGAAATCGGACATGAAAATAACGACCGTAAAGACGGCCTTCAAAGCGGGCCGCGTCGGTTCCCCGTTACGTCCAGCCCAGAGGAACCCTATGCCGGTTCCAAGTGATCCGCGCGAACTGTCAACGCCTGATGCACTGCGTCCAAGAATACCTTAACCTGACCGCCTTTGTCAAACTCTACCGTAGCGGCCCAGCCCGCGAATAATGTGTTTTCCTTGAACCGCACCTTTGCGCCGGCAGGCCACTCAGGAAGCACCACGGCGTCCTTCTTTCCGACATAGCCCCGAAGGTCCCCCATTGCGACAAGGCCCCTCACCACGCCCGCAGGCACGAGCAATGGCGTCTCTCCTGAATAAACTACGCTGGATATCCCGGCGCAGTTGTTTATGCCTGCAATGTCCTGATTTTCCCCAACGCGGGCAAAAAGATATGTCGGAAAGAATGCCTTGCGCTCGGTGTATACCTTGAACTGGTCGCGGGTCGGAACCTTACGCCGCCTGCGGAGTTTTATATACGGCAACCATGTACGGTAGCCGTATATCCGCAGGAAGTGCTGCGCGTTGAATTCCATAGCGGGCGCTGTCATCACCACGTACCACGGTAGATCGTAGTCGCTTTCCACTATCCCGGACGGATCTGGATCGGTGAACGGATCGGGAATTTCGATGACGTACTCGCGCTGCCGTGTTTTTTGTCTCATACCCCACACATCCCCTCGCACTCGTTATTGAACATATTCAACTGCCCTAAGTCTTCGTCGCTGCGAAGATCAACCTCACTCAGCGGCTTTAGCGATCTGTGCATATACTGCGGCACGTCGCGTAAGTTTCGGATAGCCTGATCAACATAGATCGAATCCGCCCTGTCTTCCGGGCTGTGCAACATACGCTCGGCATCATTCAGGAACGGACAGCCGGTACACGCAGAATTCTGCGCTGAACTGTATCCATGACGCTCCAGCCATTGCAGACACGCCCACCGACGCATCCCCAATTCGATCAGTGGCCATCGATTTTCAATATACTTGACGCTGGACGGCTTCATTCGTGCCGCTTCGTCCGTCGATATCCCCACCCACATGCTCACCAATCCAGCGGACAATTCCCGGCCATGTGAGATGCCACAAAGAGCCTTCACCTTGTCGCGGATCGGATACAATTTAAAAACCTTCGTACACTGCCGACGACCCATGCCCTTCGGCGTGAACCAAGGAACGTCCGAATATCCCTCACTCAGTACCTTGTCGCGCAGGCTTCCGGCAGTGACGATATGCACCGGAAACGGCAAGACATTAGGAGACATCAACCACTGTAAATGCTCGTAGACTTCCTTCGGCTCCCACTGTGTATCCGCGAATATCGCGCAGTCTGGCATCGGCGTTATTTCGCCATGCGCCGCCATCAAAGCCATTGTCGTTGATTGCACACCTGCCCCAAGTGAAAGGACGTTTAGCTGCCGTGTTTTCTGTCTCATGCCTACTCCTCTGGCGGGTTAATGGGCGTCATCGCTTTCATGCAGGCCAGTGTCAGGGCTAGGGCGGCTGTTGCGGCGTAAACGTCTTGCGATGGCCGCATCGACAGACCTATCGCAAACCACGCCACCGGTAGCGACCAGCGATCAGGCTTGGCTTGCCATGCTTCGTATACCGCTTGGATCATTTCGGTGCCCACCCCATTTTCTGCTCGATCCGCTTCCATGCCGCTTCTATCACCTCGGTTTCCGCGGCCCTTTTCTGATCCAGCAAAAGCGGACCCCACCGGACTTTGTGCGCCCGGATCGGTCCCAGAATTTCCATAGCCTGCGCCAGCGTCACGCCATCCTCCAAATATCAGCCCAGTCGCTGCCGAGATCAGGCGATATCCTCACATCGCAATCAACCCCATCACACGCGAGCCGGTGCGCAAGCGCGTAGGAAGCCGCCTGGCCACCAAACGCCGCGTCGTTGTCTCCCAGTACCACAATTCGCCCAACCCCATCAGGCGGCGTCCACTGCGCGAGCAAAGTGCTGTTTATCGCAGACCAGACCGGTATTTTATGGATGCAGGACGCGGCGAGCGCAGTTTCGATGCCTTCCGCGATACCCAGCACCGGCCCAACATCCGACAGCCTGATACACGCGCCCTTTTCGAGCGACCCCGGCATCAGTTTCCGGGTGGTGTCGATATCCGCCTTACCGCTACCATCTGCCTTGAGATACGTCCGGTGCATTGATATCGGCTTACCGGCCGGATTACTGACGATGGCAAGCATACAGGGGTGTCCATCCACAATGCCCGTCCGCAAGCCCGGAAATGCATCCATGTCGATATTCCGGGATATCAAATACTGGTCCACCACATCACCCTTGGCCGTGGGCTTCGTCGCAAGCCACGCTTCCCGCAGCATCTGCCGCCGTTGCTCATCTGACATTTGCTTTGACCTCACCGTTATTTTTATGTCGCCCGCGATGTCGGATATTTTCTGCTTTGCGTCTTTAAACGCCATCCCAACC